ATTGTACACTATTAAATGTGTTTATGGTCCAATAAAGTTAGACCATGTTCTCTGTCAATATACTTATACTCAATCTTTGTTGGTTCCCAGACTTTAATAGCCTCAAACACATCATTAATATCTAAAGCGCTGCAAGTATAAACATCTAGTTGCATCAATGCAGGTTTGACTTCATCCCATACATGAAGAGCAATGTGACTAGTCTCAATGATGGTCACTGCGGTCAGACCAGCATTGCCTTCCATCTCTGAGTAAACTGCATATGGACCCATCAGGATCTTCATACCAATCTTGTCGACTAAATATCCCATCCAATCTTTGATATCAGTGACATCATATGGAGGATTATTAAGTTGCGCTCTGACAATCAGATGCTTATGCTCTAGTACCGTTGACACTTCATGAAGTCTCCTGTGAATTGAAATGCAATGCTCTTACATGACTGGCTTGGATCTTACATTGCACCCACGTATTGTAATAGTTGCCATCTAGAACCGCATCAGTCTCAAAGATGAGTTTAGTTTCCCAGTAATTACATTCACCCCGGGACTTACAAAGTCTTAAAATTGTACGCTTGAAATTCTCACGACCGAAGATCTCAATGTCTTTGGCCAAGGCAGGAGAAGATCCGTAATAGTCAGCCCAATCGGACTCAACCCGGATCTTCTTGCGTTTCTTGTTGACCGTCTTGTATCCTGCTTTAGTCAGGAACTTGCGGCCTATGTATTTCTTACCATTGACTATATTCTCAATGAGATAGATGAATCCATACCATTGATCGTCGTACTCAAACTCTTTATCTTCGTATAACCACATAGATCATCAACTCAATGGTGAAAGATCTATTTATTCATCCTCAAACTCGTCTTCTTCTTCACCCTCTGGTAGGTCAGATCCACATAGTGGACAATATGTGACTGGTTCCATGGATTCAGTGATGACTCTAAACTCTTCTTCACATTCGGGGCAGGTTATCCATTTCATTGTTCGTTCAGCCTTTTTATTTCTGTTATTGTTCTTTGTAGGGCTTGTATTTCAACTCCCATGTCATGGATTCCGTGTGCGTCTCTATTCTGTAGAAACACTTCTGCCATATCCCAGCAGACTTCTTCCCGATGTTTCAAATTATCAAGGACTTCCTGCTCTTTGGTTCTCATAGAGTGAAGCCCTTGAATGTATCAGAATCAACATCCTTCACAACACCACCATTAATGTAACTTGTGATCTCTGTTTCTTGTGGAGCTACCTGCACGTCAGATCCTGCAATCCACTTCTGTGTCCATGGCAGAGGATTAGGACCTGCCTTACCATTAAGACCGATTGCACCCATACGTTTAGCAGCAATGTGGTCTACATAGTCACATAATAACTGTTCGTTCAGACCGATCATCGATCCATTCTGAAAAAGGTAATGAGCCCAGGCTTTTTCCTGTGCAACAACGTTATGAAATAGCTCGATACATTCATCCCGCGTCTCTTCTTGAATGCGTTGAAAGTCTGGATCTTCTTTCGGTAGAATTTTGAGGAGATTTTGAGTCGAGGCAAGGTGAACGTTCTCGTCCCGGGCAATGAGCTTAATGATTTTGGCGTTACCTTCCATCTTTTTGACTTCTGCAAACGCCCAAGAACAGGCGAAACTGACATAGAATCTAACTCCTTCAAGTGCATTGACTGCATTCAGGCACATCCATAAATCACGTTTATGTGCATGAAGATGCTTCTTATCGTGTTTAAACAAACCAATTTGATTGTTAGATGTAATCAATTTATCATAGTACTTACTGATATCACCAGCACAGTCTACGATTTCCTGGATCTCCAGCATCTCATCAAAGACTCTGGAAGGATCAGAATAGACGTTACGAATGATATGAGTGTAGGAACGGGAATGAATCGTCTCGTAAAACGCCCAGGTCTGGATCCAGGTTTCCAGCTCAGGAAGCGAACATACTGGCAGAAAAGCCAGAGATGGAGCTCTGCCCTGTACAGAATCAAGAAGGATCTGACGCTTGAGATTGCTCGTGAAGATATGCTTTTCATTTTCATTGAGTGCCTTAAAGTCCTTGCTATCACGTGACAGGTCAATCTCTTCTGGACGCCAGAAGAAACCAAGCTGCTTCTCAGTCAGCTTCTCAAAGATATTATAACGTTGCTTGTCGTACCGTGCGATGTTAACAGGATTACCAAAGAAGCATGTTTCTTCTGTGGCATCGAATACGTTTTTATTGAATACTGACATTTACCAGTCCTTGGCCTCTAGCCATTCGATTTGATTGTTTGCAACGACTCTATGAATGGTCTGCCTTGTTGTTGTGTCCTCTAGGACTAAATCAACTGCAGTAGAATTGGGGCGGGTGGAATATTCCAACACGCCCCAAACCTTATTGGCATCATCCCATTGGTCGCTATCTATCTTAATATAATCCATTTGCTACTTTCTGTACATCAAATTTTGCAGCTATCGCAATCTTCTTCGTCCATAGCACCAGACTCCAGTGGCTTATCCTCGATCTCGCCCGCTCCGTCATTGGTGTTAAAGTAATACAGTGTTTTACCACCGTACTTATAATGCATCAGAACATGCCCTATCATCTCAGACATGGGGATCTTGCCATCTTCATAATGGACAGGATTGTATGACGTATTGACAGAGATGGCTTGATCGATGAACTTCTGCAATACCGCCATGATCTTCAGATATCCTTCCGGACTCTTCTGATCCCATAGTAACTCATATTTATTCTTGAGTCGTTTTAACTCAGGAACAACCTGCTTCATGATTCCATCCTTGGATTGCTTGATGGAAACAAGAGCACGAGGAGGCTCGATACCGTTGGTTGAGTTCGAGATCTGTGCAGATGTCTCAGCCGGCATCAGAGCCATAAGTGTAGAGTTGCGAATGCCATCAGCATTCATAGTCTCACGCAGTTCATCCCAATGCATCTTATACACTGGAGCAACTAGTTCATCAACTTCTTTCTTATACGTATCAATCGGGAAGAGTAGTTCACCACCATATTTAGTCTCATGTTGCTTAGAACAAGCACCTTGTTCACCAGCCAAATCTACCGACGCCTTAATCAGGTAGTACGACCAAGCTTCGGCGTACTCATGCACCAGATCAAGATTTGGATCGGAATAATTACTGTCATTGCGAGCAAGCCAATAAGCAAAATTGATGATTCCCACACCAAGCGGACGGCGGTTTTTAGTACCAATCTCAGCAGCACGAATTGGGTACGACTGATAGTCCAAAAGTGCGTCAAGAGCGCGGACAGCGATCGTACATGGCTTTTCGAAGTCAGCAGGCTTCTTAATCTTTCCCCAGTTGATCGCAGCGAGAGTGCAAAGACTAATTTCACCGTCTTCATCATGAATATCCTTTAGAGGAGTTGTCGGGAGTGTGATCTCACAACACAGGTTGGACATCTTGATCGGAACTTCCTTGACAAACGAACCATGATCATTGGCATGGTCTACGTTCATCAGATAGATTCGTCCGGTGTCCTTTCGTTCCTGCATGAAGGCTGAGAAGAGATCAATCGCAGGGATGGTTTTCTTTCTAATCTTACTACGTTCGTACTTCTCGTAGAGTGTACGGAACTCATCAACGTCTGAAAAGAACGCTCTGTAGAGATCCGGGCAATCATGAGGCGAGAAGAGCGAAATGTTACCCCCAGCCAAAAGTCTTTCATACATCACCTTATTGAATTGTACACCATAGTCAAGATGGCGGATACGGTTATCTTCTGTGCCCTTGTTATTCTTTAGGACAAGTAGATCCTCCACTTCGTAATGCCAAATGGGGTAATAGAGTGTCGCTGCTCCACCTCGGACACCACCCTGGCTACAAGACTTAACAGCCGACTGGAAATGTTTATAAAAAGGAATAACACCAGTGTGAGAAGCATCGCCGTTGCGTATAGGAGATCCAATAGCCCTAATAGAACCGCCACCAATACCAATCCCGGCCTTCTGAGAAACGTACTTAACAATTGAAGAAGATGTTGCATTTATCGAATCCAGTGAGTCGTCTGTTTCAATGAGGACGCAGGAACTAAACTGACGCTGAGGTGACCGGACCCCAGCCATGATTGGCGTAGGAAGACTGATGTCGAATGTACTAATAGCATCGTAGAGTTCCTTTACCCATTTGATTCTGTCTTTTGTATAGTTCTGAAAGAGAGTCATGGCAATCAACATGAATGCCATCTGAGGTGTTTCGTAGAATTTGTTGGTGACACGGTTACGGATCAGATACTTACCACGGAACTGTTCCATGGCAGCATATGTCAGCAGGTTATCACGGTCGTGGTCGATGTATTCTGCTAATTCAAACCAGTCTGCATCGTCATATATATCAGCCAATGATTCATCATAATAGCCTTCTTCGACTACGTTAGCATAATGTTGACATAAAGAGATAGGCTCGTACTGACCATAAACTTCCTTACGGAGATTATAGTTGATAAGACGACCAGCCACGTATTGATAGTTGGGAGTTTCTTCTGTGATAAGTTCAGAAGCAGCCTTAATCAGGGTCTCCTGGATATCGGCCGACTTGATCTTATCGTAGAACTGGATGTGAGTCTTGATCTCAAGATCTGAAACTGAGACGCCGCTTAGGCCTTCACAGGCATACTCGGCAACTTTATGGAACTTATTAATATCTAGGGGTTCACGCGTTCCATCACGCTTCGTTACTTGGATCATCTGTTCTCTTTCTTAGTCCAATTGTTCCGTCATCGGTAACAGTCCAAACTAGTTCTGTGTTTTCATCCCAACCCATGTCTTCCAAGAGACCATCAGGTAGTTCTATATATAATTCGCCGTTCTCGTCTTCTTTGACAATCATTTTGGTCATGACAACATCTCTATTCTGTAAGGTGCTTTGAATTTCCAATATGGATCTTCTGTAAGATCTTCTACAATCTGACAAGCTTCTTCTTCAGTTTCAACATCTGCAACAACCTTATTATGTTTATTGTATACCAACCAGTTCATGGCAGTTTTCTCTCAAACTCTTCCCATGCTTTGATACCGTCAAGAGCCTTGATAACATCAGGGAAATGCTGGCCGATAATATCCCAACACTGTTCGGCAACGATACGATGTTCTTTCTGTGTGGCCTTGTCCATACGCAGCTGACAATAGTGAACCCATGAACGTAGAGATCCGGACATGATCATAACCGATTCAGTCATACCCTCAGGCAAAACAGCACGTGCCTGTTCCTTGGCGATGCCATGGTCGATAGCCCATTCATATGCACGCTTTGCAACAAATTGGACTTCATCCTGCAAACCGTTCCAATCATCTATCAGAAACTCAAAGTCTTCATCATTGACTTCAATCGAGTTCTGCCTATTCTTGGCATCTTGAAGTCTGGCTTCTCTAACAACAAAGCCAAGATCTTGCGTTGGATCGGCGTAACGCTGACTGTACTCTTGGAATGAGAAAGAACGATGTCTAAGAATTTGTCGAGCGATATCTCGGGTAGTTCTGATTTCCATTGCGACATGGACCATCTCCAAAGGTGACCAGTGTTGATTGCGAATAAGATACTGCACAAGCTTAGATGCTGTTGCTGTATTGTTTTGATTGGAAGGGTTTGATACTCTTGCAGCCCAAGCCACAAGTTCATTTGCTGTATTACACTCTGTATAGGCACTCGGCTTAGACAGACTTACCAAATTTACTTCACTCATTAACTATTCCTCATATCATTGTCTCGCCACATTACTTCTTCGATATAATCGAGCACTGGATTATGATCATCATAAGACCATTCAGGCAACTGTCTCCTCAACATTTGAAGAAAATCCATTGCATCGTCATATGTTGTCACTTCACGTTCGTTGAAATCTTGATTCAACATCTCAAGCATTTCTTCTAATTCTTTTTCTTCAGGCGTCATTGTTCAACCTCAAACATTTTTGCCTTCATGAACCGAGGAACGTTAATATATCCATTAGCCTTAAGTTCATTGACACGAGCAAGAGCATCATAGTACTCTACATACTGGCCATCATTGTACCACCAAAAAGAATCCCATGGCGCCCAAGCACGAGGAGCCCGCTGATACTCTACGAGCCACTGCTTACCGACTCGGAAAATCCGAAGCTTTTTGATTGAGATCTGCTCGTACTCGATCCCGAATTCGTTGTCTACTAAATCAGTCATATCCGTTTCCTAATAGTTTGAATACGTGAGGATCAAAGTACAAAGGACCCCAGTTATCTTCGCCGCGTTCACATGACATAACCTGAACATAATCATAGTAGAAGTCTTCCCCACGAAGTTCAGTAATCAGTTCTACGGCTGACTGAATCATGTTGGCATTATAAACTACCCATGTGAGTCTTTGCTCTGGTAGATTCTGAATAGCCTCAACGGTCTTTTCGCCATATAGCGAGATGTAGTTTTGCAGTTGGTCCTGAGTAAGTGCATTCATCAATAATTTCCTTCACCTTTTCGATTGTGTAACCGGCCAGGACCATATCATTAATGTCCTTTTGTTCCATAGCCGTTGGCCAGATACACACTCTATACCCAGAGTCAATAGCCTTTACAATCTTTTTTATTGTGTCTTTATTCCTTGGCTCATTATCATATACTACAACAAAATGTTCTTTTTGTACATCTAATTGTTGCAGTGGACTGATAAGATCACCACCGGCCGACGCGATACCATTCGGTAAGAATAGTGAATCGATAGGGCCTTCCACTACATATATATCTTTAGACGGATCCATAGTATCCAGACCGAAGATCTTTGGCTGATCCTCATTCAGCATAATAGTGATATACCTGATACCAGTCTTTCGAAAGGATCTACCTTGGAACCCGAATAGGTTCTTGTCCTTATCAAGGAACGGCAGGATCAGTCGTGGTTCATCCTTCTCGATATCCTCAAACTTATCAGGAATCATGGTATTAACCCATGTCTTAAATGTCTTGGCATAGAACAATTTGTAATGAGTATCAGATGGGATCTGTCGTTTGGTAATATACTCCTTGACAGGATGTTCGGCCTTCAGTTGTGAGACTTTCTGCAGATCCTTGAGACCTGTGTTCTTGACAAAGACCGGAGTCTTCATCTTATCGACAAACTCCTGTACCTCATCCCTGTGTCCGTTCTCAAGCATCCTATCCTTAAGATACTCAGTATATAGGGTCGGGTCGAGTGTCTTGATGAACCATGGAAGCCCCATAGAGGCGTTACAGTTATGGCAGAAGAACTTTAACGCACCCTTACGCATGTAGACGTACCCACGGGTCTTGCGTGTATCCTTTTGGGAGTCGCCACAGACAGGGCAACGGAACTTATAGGTGTTGGCATTGACACGGGAGAACCGTTCAAGCCTTGATGACAAGAGATTAATGTATTTGTGTTCTAACCAAAGCATATGTATTCCTCACAACTGTATTACCATTATACACAGTTAGGGAATTATGTACACTAAATAATTAGGCTGGGATGAATCTAATTGCGATAGTAATCAGGGCACCGATTACACCAGAACCGCCCACAACCGCCCACATCCACTTTTCCATGGTAGTGATACGGCCTGATAGCTTGTTGTGCTGTTCTGTAGACTCACGACGCATGTCTTTAAGTTCTAACATGATCTCGTCGTATTGTGTATCAATTTTATCGGCCAACTCTTTTTCTCCAGATGAGATTCTTGCATGAATAGTTTGTAACTTATCATCAGTTTCGATGCGTCTCTTCTCTACAAGATCCACGGTCTGTTTACTTATAATCTCTTGAGCAGACAGTTTGGTTTCATGCACGGCAAGAAGGTTTGAAACGTTGTTGGAGATGTCGGCCAGTTTATCAATTGTGGTGTCCAACCGATCTACAAGCATACCTACCTTTGCCATATCCTGTTGAAGATACGACACATTCTCAGCTATTTTTTGTAGACTCGGTTGGGCAGCCATCTTATTATTCCGTAGGTGTTTTAGGTACAAACTTCTCTGCACCTGTAATTCCAAGACTTGCAATAACAATATACATTACTGCATCGAACATGAACTGATCGACTGTATAGTCCCAGAATAGATTTGCGATATAACCGACACACACAAGAATCATAGCAACTAGGGCAATCCATCTCTTTGAAGATGGATTGCCTTTACCGTCGGCCATCATACCTTTGATGTAACCGGTGATGTCCATTTGTTTATTCCTTAGAAAGGTCCGTGATCTTCGTCTGATTCCAGATATTTGTCAACCGCAGCCATCATTTTAATTTCATTATCTGTCTCAATCGACTCTGCCTGAGCATTAATCACGTGTGCTTCAGCCAAAGCCTTATGATCTGTCTTACCAAGCTCCTGTGTCTTGATATTCGGATCAAACTCGGTGACCTTCATGCCCATCATCGTAGCAAAGGCGCCGACAAAGGCACCAACGATGGTAGAGAATGCAGGACCAATGATCTTAAAGATCTCGTTGTTGTCGATCAGTTCATTCGGCATGAACATACCGATCAAGAAGATTGCAACAACAGCCAACATGATAACACCAAGAACAGTTGCAGCCATCTTCATGATGGTTAGCTGGATCTTGCCCTTCTCGAGTTCAAGTTGTTGGAACGATGTGATAGGTGGCGTTGAGAAGAATGACATTAGGCTCATTTCTTTTTACGTCCTTTACGTGCTTTGCCTTTTACAGCTGCTGCCACGTCTTCAACCTGGTCGACTACTTCTTTAGCAGTTTCCACAATATCAGCAAATTCTTCTTTTACTCTCTTTGCACGAGTCTTGACCTGAGTCACCGCATCAGTAATCTGATCGTTGACTGCATTAATTGCTTCGTTTGCTTCTTTTGTTTTTTTGTCAGCAATAGCACGAGCAACCTCAAGATCTTCTGCTGTGAATTTGCCGTCTTTATTCAGGTCAGCAAACCCAAAAAACTTTTTAATCTTTTCCCACATTTCATTCACCTTTATTTTCTCGATCCCTGGCTCGCAAGCTTTCTGGCAACAGACAGTGCAAGTGGAGATTCTTTTGATAAGTTAAGTAATCCAATCGCGGCAATAAGCATCAGCACATTCTTGCTGTCTTTATCGCCGGCTCTATTCAAAGAGTTGGCAACGATATTGATTACAGAATCACGGGTAGGCGACTCTGTATCATCCTCTTGCTTTTCGAACTCTTTGAACTTCTTCATTTCTTTTTCTTTTCTTCTGCCATAGCATCAACAGCAGCCTTATTTTGGATAATCCATTGCTGTAACTGTTTTAGTTGCTCGGCGTTGGATTGGCAGTTGGCGTAGTTAGAGATGACGGTGAGGAGGGCTGTATTGTCTGCAACTCCCGAGGGGCTCGCATCAGAAGCTCTGGCGGGGTCGGCATCACTGGATGTGGCACTAAGGTCGTGCGTGTACACCCAGCCATTAGACATGTCGTGCTGAGTAGGAACACTGTTTTGAGCGATGTCACGGTATACATATTCCTTTTCCCTAATTGTATTTGTTCTATCAACGTACTCAGTTACAACCTGATTGCTGATCTCGGTATTCTTTTTCTCTAGTTCTGCAACCTGTTTGCTCTTCTCGGCAGAGAATCTTGCTAGTTCTGCCTCGGCGTATGCTGATCCCTTCATATAGCCAAAGATGAATGCACCAATAACTAGTGCAGCAGCAGCCATTAACTTATATGGTAGAGGAATCATGCTAAACATATCAATCTGCCTTGAATTTTTTGAATCTCTTAATAGGCTGGCCGAATAGTCTCTTGTTCTTTGGATCTGCTACGTTAGCAGCAACGTTTACAGGACCAGTTCCCATTGCCATATCTTCCTTCATTTCACCCTGCATATAGTTAGCAGCTGTGGTGATGTAGTCTTCGGCCAGTGTGATCTTTGACTGTACCCACTCAGGAATATTTGTGTCGCGACTGAGCATATCATGGATACGTTGTGCGTTGGCAATAATAGACTTCAGTTGCGACATGGCCATGTCACCTTCGTAGTCGTATTCTTGTTTTTCCTTGGCCATCAAATCTTCCTTAGTAGTTTTACGATGTTCTCATCCATAGGGATGTCAGAACTAATGATTGTCTTATTCTCTACTCCCACGCCCGTCACCTTTTCTGGGAGGAACCCCAATAAAATAATGAATGGCTTCAAAAGGTGGAGATGGCCGTTTAACTTAAAGAATAGCATTTGCGTAGTGGCTGGACCAAATACATTATACAAGATAATGAGATGATTCAGGATCAATCTCTCTTTAAGTTCACCCGACTCCTCATAACGATTGAATAATCTTTTGATATACTTAAACCTTGATAGGTCTTCATAGAACTCTAGAGTATCAAAGCATTGTGGATTATCATAATGTTTCGCTGCGTACAACATAAAGTTGGACTCATCAAGTTTATCAATCATGCAATTCTAACTTTTACCGTCCCCGTACTGGTATAGTATGGTTGTCCAACAACTACCCCGGCTGTATTAGCTGCAGTGTCATCGGCATATGGACCAACAATAATATATTTTCTGATCGTGCCAAGAGATGTGAATCTTGTGGTTCCAGCAGAATAGTCATCGACAATGAATGCATCATTAGATGCAAGTACTGTAAGCTCTGTATTAGAACCTAGTTCACGAATCTTCTTGGCACGATCAGTCATTTATTATTCCTTACGCGTCAGGCAGAGTTGTATCGTCAGATGCATCATCAGAGAAATCGCCGCCGAATGCAACTAGCGTTTCATACTGAACACGACCTGCGCGACCACCTTCGCCCACTGTACGAAGTACCCAACCGGTATGAGCTGCACCATCGGTATAACCACGCTCTGTAAGAACAGCAACAACTGTAGCAGTTTCACCAGTCAGAGAGTGGCCTGATTCTGTCACACCCTTGGTAAGATCGATAGTCGAACCATTAGGAACATCTGTCAGAGTTACCGCAGTCGAGTTTGATGTCTTGATATAGTATGATGTACCCGATGTCAGATTTGTTAGAGCAGTATTACCAGCAGCAACCGTATAGGTTACCTTATCACCAGCAAGAAAGATACTATTTGCTGTTGAGATAGCAATAGCATCTGTAGCATTGGTAACAGCTGAGTTAGCATCAAAGCTCTGTGCCGCCGGTGCTGCAATTGTTACAGCTGGAATTGAGCTATAACCGGCAATTACAATATTTGCACTTACAGCTGTAACACGGCCTGTTGCAACCGTTGAATTAGCAGCTGACGTATTGGATCCACCAGTTGAGTTAGCAACTGTTACTGCAGCGTTAGCATCATAGCCAGATCCTGGATTTACAACTACATATTGTGCAATTGCGGCATTGCCACTTACACTGATTTCTGTAACACCTAGACCGAACTGACCAACTGCCTTATTCATGGCAACGCCGTTGTTGTTCCATGCGTCGACGGTTGTGTTACCAAACAAAGCTGCTTGATTAGTGCTATTTGCTGGAAGATTTACCGCTGCAGTCGCCCAAAGGACCGAGTTTGCAGCATCATCCGTATTACCCCATTGTGCCATTTTAGTCTTCTCCTAGAAACTTTCTTTTATTTATCATTCTTCTGTTGTTAGCATATCGAGCATATATCTCGAGATTTTATTAAACTTTTTTGGTTTACCGCCAACAATTACAACATTATCCTGTAGAGATGAAATATTCTTCTCAACAAATACTGTTTTTACTGGTTCGATTGATTTGGCTTTTCCATCTTCGGATGATACACCACCAATTACAATATTACCTGCTTTAATTGCCATATCATAGCTCGCTTTTAAGATTAGCGTGTGAATGTCCAATCTTCTTCTGGAATGCTTCTTTCTCATTTGGCTTCATACCAGCATGCTTATCAAGCAACTTGGCGGCATGAGTGCCTGAAACTTCTTTAGAATCGCCATGTGTAAAGTGGATTGTAGTCCCACCAGTCATCGATGTCTTGGCTCTCTGAAGCTGAGTCATGATGTTCTGGTTTGCTTCAGTCTTTGGCTTAGGAAGGACGCCGTTCTTCTGAAGAAGTTCAATCTTCTTCATGTGTGCAGGATTGTCATGCATCAGCTTTTCTTTGGTCTTCGGATTAACCGTGAAGTCCTTGGCACCAGCCTTCTTCGGACGACCGCGTGCTTCATCCAGCGTATCTGCATTCAGAGCATCAATAAATTCTTGCTCTTCCTTGGTCAGCTTATTGACAGCGAGTTTAATACCCTTTTCGCGCTTGCCCATATCCTTGAATTGCTTGTTTGACTTTTCATCAGCAGCAATCTTTAGACCAGCAGTAACACCTTGGCTGCCCATTTTTGTAGCAGCCTTGTTGATGTAGCGACCCATCGTTGCCTTTGAGAGTTCGTCAATCTGTTCGACTTCTTCCGAAGTAACCTTCTGGTAAAGAGTCTTGCCAGTCTTTGGATCCTTAGGAACTGAAGTCTTCTTAGTCATCTGGCCTGTATGCTTCTTGAAAGCTTCATCAGGAGATAGCTTCTTGACAGTGATATCACCTACAGCTTCTTCAATCTCGGCTTCTTCCTTGGCGTAAACCTTGTACATAGGATTCTTCATAGCCTTGACATCGGCTTCATCCTTAGACTTGTGAGAAGATACAACTTCTGTGCCCTTCTTTACAACCCAGGCTTCTTCAAGTTCTTCATGGAATGGTGAGTGGCTTTCACCGCTTGGATTCCAAGGAGTCTTGGCAGCTTGAATAGCATCATGTTGCTTCTTGTCAATGATGCGAACGCCCTTGTTATGTGAGAAACTTCTGTAATGATTCAGAGCAGCGAATGCCTGAGTCTTATGAACAGGAATATATGACTTGCTATTAGTATGTGCATTTGTGATTTCAACATACTGATGATCTTCGTCAATCTGTTCAACTTCTTCATTTACATTAGATTTATATTGCTTAGCCAAAGCTTTGTGCTTATTATATTCTTGTTTAGCGTCTGTCATGTTGCTATAACGTGCGCTACCAGCTATAAAAGAATTCTTGATGTGATCGGCCATAGCTGCATGGTGTTTTGCCATGTCACTGCGACCCATAGGAGAATCGGCGCCGCCTACTCTACCTTTAGCAGATGATAAATGATCCTCGGCTTTTTTCTTATAACGTAGAGATGTTTGTGTGAATTGCTTTTTTCCAGCGCCAGTATTGACTGGGCTCCAATTTTCTTCAAGCTCTTCAACTTCTTCGTTAGCCTTCATAGCCTTCTTAGCAAGATGCTTGGCAACATTCTTTACCTTATTGCCATACTCATCCTTGCGCTCACCTGCTTTTCTGTAAGGACCTTCAAAAGGAACATCATCATTAGATTCCTTGACGCCGTTTGGTTCTTTCTTTTCCTTGGCTTCACGCTCGCGCTTTAGCAAAGCACCAAGCTTACCGGCAACCTTACGGTCTCTGTCAGAAGGCATATCGTTAGTAGGAATCGTGCCTTCACTGCGAAGATCTTTATCAGCTCCGCCGTATGTGCCCTTGCCCTTGGCAATATACGAGTTCACACGGGCGTGTGCCCACTGCTGAGGAGTAGTACCAGGACGGTGGCCGGTATTCCAAGCAGCAATACCACGAGCATATACTTTTCTAAGAACAGATAAGGAAACACCAGACTTCTTTGCCTTATCAGCAAGACCGTCTGCGGCTTCATTAACCATCTCTTCTACGTCTACTTCTTCTTTCATCTTCTTCTTTTTGTCAGGATGACCCTTACCGTCATCGGCACGGTTTGCCCATACGGCTTTACGTTGTGCATGGCTGACATAGTTTTCATTTGTTTCTTCTTCAGGAACGCAAGCTTCGCACTCACATCCTTCAGAGCACTGCTTTTTCTTTGCCTCACCAAGAACGCCAGATACGGCATTCAGAAGATTGGCTGTAAATGTGTCTTTAATATTTTTTGTAAACATCTTCTGCTCCGTTAATCTACGTCTATGATTTTAATCTTGCGTTGTGCCGCTTTTGATCTTCTGATCAAATAATTCTTCACATTATCTATATCGCGATCACCTTGCGGTCCTGCAACAGGATCCGGCTTATTACCCTTTGGGCCACTATGAAACCTAGGATCATCTGCCGGATGGATATGATCTTCAGGATCGATGATATTAGGATGTTCCTTGGCAAAACTTTTAATATCGTTCAGGTGATCATCAGCAATATCTGCAACCTTTGGTTGCTTCATACCCCCAGCAGCGGATTTAATCTTCGCTACATATTCTTCGGCAGAATCGATATCAGACTCTGATGCCATCTTTGTATTGACAACGTGCTTGTGGATACCAAACAGCCTGTCAAGGTTAAGAGCGGCAACCTCGGCCGATGTAGCATCAGTATCCTTAGGAAGATCAGCAAAGATGATCTGCGCATCAGGAGACATATCAAACATCTTGGTCTGGTAAGAACCTACAGCGATCTGATCGTTCTGGTCGGATTCCTTCCCAAGTTGACTCTTGGGTTGAAGACCTTCCAGGATATCTCTGATCTTAGATTCTACCGAGCGGTATTTCATTTCAATGTAGCTCTAAGCATCCAGTCATGCTTCTTGTGGGCATCTAGACGCTCTTCCAAGAAGTTAACAAGGCCGTTCTGATTATACTCGTCTGCAGCATCACGTGCCATCTTAAGAGATGTGTACACTTTCATGTTGTCTGTATACAGGTTCGATACCATCTGAGAAGCGCCGATTACAAGAATCTCGTCTTGGATATTAGAGAGTTCTGCAAAACGACTGAATGCGCCTGGAGCATAAGCGCCGGCTGCACGAATCTCTTCGGCAAAACGATCGATTGCACCGCCGACTTCCTCATAGATGTTACCAAAGAATTCATGATACATAGGGAACATTGGTCCCTCTACGTTCCAGTGATAGTTCTGTGCCTTCACATACAGTGCATACGTATCTGCAAAAGCTACCTTAAGTGGGTTTGTAATCTCTTCCATTATCTGCACTTCCATCTTCTTAGTGACATTGCTTTACGGGTTGGTCTGCCCTTCTCATCCTTCATAGGACCTTTCATTCCGGACATACGGGCGCAGAACGACTTGCGTCTGTTTGCATCCTTAGATCCTGGCTTAACCTTACCGGTTACGGCAGTCTGTAGTTTAGATCCTGGGTTCTTTGCACGGAATGCCTTGACACCCTTCGAGGTCATTCCTGCGCCCTTTTCAGTCGCAATGAAATGACCTTTAGAGTCTGCACCACGTTCTGTGATGAATGATCTGAATCCGATAATATCATTTGCCATCGTGTTCATCCGAATCTACGTCTTCTGGTTCTTTGACGTCAATAATCTTCTTGCCAGTTCTACGCATCGAGGTTGATGCCTTGCCGAACGATCCATCTTTGTGACGACGTGGTGGCATATAGACTGGCTTCTTGTCAGCAGCGACTACATCCTCTTCGATAGCATCCATCTGTTCGATAACATCCGGATGCAGAGAGAAACCGCCTTTGATCTGGATACCGCAGTCAGCAGCCGATAAGGTCACACCAATGCCAGATGTCCATGCCATATTGAATGACTCGTCTAGGTTCGACTTCTGTCCTGGTGTATCCTTCTTGTACTTCTTGACAAGCGAATCTGTACCGATCTCACGGTCTATAGCTTTGTCCTCTGAGATACCAGCATGCTTCATAGCAGATGCTTTGAAATCTTTCCCAAAGAACTTTACTTTGCCATGCTTGTTAGAAGCTTTCCAACCAGAATGTTCATTGCTTCCTGTTTGGCTGAATGGCTTGACATATGGTTTGTTGCCAGACTCATCGATGATCTTTTTTTGAATCTCTTGCTGACGTGCCTTGACTGCCTGATCGGCAGGAGGACGATCTACTAGTTCGATCTTCTTACGCTTATCGGTTCCTACAGACTCCTGTGCCGATCTAATACCAGCAGGTGTTGGTGCACCCTTAGAACCTGGCTTACGCATACGTTCGCCGGATCCGCGTTTGATTCTTTCACGCTTTGCATGGATGTTTGCCCAGAGTCCTGGACCGGCTTCATCGATAGGCGCCTCGATATCTTCACCGTACATTGCATGATACTTCTTTGTATACTCTGATTGCGGCATGCCCTTCTTACGAGCTTCCTTATCACCAGGCGCATCTTGATATGCACGTGGGTCCTTATCAGAATACTTCTGCATCTTTTTCCAATGAACTTCACGCTTCTTGGCTGTAGAACCACTTAGTCCTACATGATAGTTATAGTTTTCCATGAAGTCTGAGAACGACTCGTCTAGCTTGGCGTTCACAACCTTCTCTTCGCGAAGGTCGGCATCCATATGCCATGCTCTACCCTTGGCGATGTAGGAGTTGACGCGGGCAAACGCAAACTGCTCCTGGGTCATCCGATTGGATGCTTCCCAAGAGTATTCACCACGGTCAAACACTTCTTTCAGCGTCGAGAATGCAATACCGGTCTTCTCTGATTTCTTCATCAACGTTTCGGTGACAACATCCTCAGGAAGAACTGCATCAAGCATCTTCTTGAGTTGGTCGCCTAGCGGATTGTTGTCTTGTTTGAACTGATTGATCGTATCTTCGATAATAGAGATCAGTGAGTTCGTATCAACAACGTCCAGTGTATTGAACAGTTGTGACATCTCTTCGGTCACCTTAGGCATAATCCCCTGGGCCTTAGGATTCTGTGTCGATAGATCTTGTAGTGGTGCACCGGCACGGAACGACTTAAGGCGTTCGTACTCTGCCTTGCGGATACGAGGAAGCAGACGCTTAGCAATCCTTTGGATCAGCTTCGTCTTCTTGGCCACAGCCGTATCTACCTGAATCTTTTCTGATGTTGTTAGCTCGGCGTAAGGTGTACCCCTGCGAGCTGCGAATCTCTTCTTAACGATTGCACGAGCATGAGCAACCGCTCTTTGTTGAATCTTACTTGTAGGTGCTAGCTTTGTCTTGGCAACTTCACGTGCTCTCTCCATCGAGTGTTCACGGGCACGAAGTTGACGAGCGCGCTTCTGGCGCTGTGGTAATGTCAAGGCTTTACGCTCTTGAATTACGGGAGCAGTTAGGTCTACGGAATCCTCTTTGCGTACTTTTAACAGGTTACCATTGGTACTCACGTCATTGAGCTGAGGATTGATGTCGATACCGTCTAATGGTTTACCTGTTGCAGATTTCCCAGTAGGCTTCTTGAGGTCTTTTTGATTCTCAGGCGCTTTAACCGGTACAGTCTTGTCTTTTACTTCTTTATCTTCCATCAGAGTTTCCCTTGGGCTTATCTGTTACACAAACGGGATTGCCGTAGCCTAACCGTATATGTATTTATAAAAGATCAGCCCCCACCCAAGGAATCTTTGATAAGAATTAAGTCAAATGCTGCAGTATATCGGCCGTTGTTCGAACGCGCCGTGACTCTTACGTCAATGTCTGATTTGGCAGGTATAGGAATAGGCACAGCAAATTCGTACAGATATTGGCCGCCCGACCCAGAAACTTCAAAATCATGGCCTATTCTGAAAGCCTCTTGACCAAAGTAACGCACATACATTTCACCTGTAGCATCAGCTCCAGCTTGGGCAGAGCACGTGCCTTTCATCAAATAACCAGTATAGCCAGTTGGTATGGTGTAAACGGCCATCAGAGTTTGACCTTTACCAGCAGTGATGGCAGCTACGGTAGTAGCTCCTTTTTTAACCGAGATCACACCAACGTTATTAACCCCATCCGAAAAAAATGCTCTGAATACGCGAATGAATGAGTTTATAGAAACGTTGCCTGTAGGATTCGTGAGTGTAATAGTTTCGGTAAGAGCATTGTAGTCTGAATCTAGACCGACCACTGTAATTTGTTTGCCGGCATCACTATCACTTGCTCTTTCGACGGTAATTGTTCCTGCAGTACCCCATGCAGACCATGGATAGATCGTATCAGCAACGTCCCAAACAGTGCCGGTAGTATTCGTGCTTAAAATTGGAACGGCTCCAAACTTATGAATAAAGCTGGTGCCTTTTACAAGTCCTCGAGATATATTGAGGAACAAATTGTCCATTGGATAATATGCGGCCATTAACTAATCCAGTTCTTAAATCTCATAATAAATGATTCGTTTGTGCCCATGCCCTTGCGAACATCGTGGTACAGTTCATCCTTGTGCTTCGAACTCATGCCGGCAGGTGCCATCTTATGAAAAGATTCTTTATCACCAGCTGCAGCATGTTTACGCATAGCGGTACCAGATGCAGACTCAATGCCGCCTCCGCCTTCCTTGCGTTCACCGCCTACAGACTTGACCTTGATGCTCTTGAAGTTGTAGTGGCCATGTCGACCTTCTGTTCCATTGTATCTATGCAATAGATCGTGGAACTCTTCAACACGATCGGAACCGACGTGCATAGTCACATGGGTATAACCGGACGCATGCAGTTTTGACATCTGATGAAGTAGTGTAGGTGCATCTCTGCCCATGGCTTGTACATTAGATCCTTTGACAGCCCGCTTCAGATGCTTTACCTTTTGTTCAGGTGTCAATGGATTCTTCTTGGCATCGTGGGATCCGGTTGTCAGGATCTTATGGTCTGCGCCTTCCTTCTTGGCAGCATCCATCACATGCTTCACGACCATTGCATGGCCAGCATGAACCGGATTGAACCTGCCCTGAGTTATATGGATTGATTTCATAGTGAACTATCCCTGTTAAAGTTGGCAGCAGAGAACTCACGACGATCAACGAGCTTTGTAGGACGGTTATGTCTTACAGCAACAAATCCCTCTGGCTTTGCTTTCTTGCCACGAATCGAGTGTTCAAACTCTGAGTTCGATGACAGTGTACGAGTTAAGATATCTTTGGCTTTCTGGAGACGACGATGCATCTGAAGAACCCGGTTGAATCCTTGGCGATTGTTTTTGATGTGGTCTAGATCGGCCTGGGCCAATGCAGACTTTTGTGCCTTGGCCTTCTCGGTCTTTACAGCATCAATTTTCTTTTGATGAGCATTTGTAAGATGTTGAATATATCCACTGATAGAAGGATTCGTACCATGACGAACAGTGCTATTAATATATGTTTTCAAAGGAAGTTGATGTTTCTGAACTGCTTCAAAAGCATCTTCGCCAGTAGCTCTATGCAGCATGGCGGCTGCCTTCATGTGCTTGGCAAACTGTTGTTGATCCCTAGGATTATAGTCTAGTTGGTCAAGAGCATGTTCAGTAGAAATCAGATGCACATCCTTGTGCTTCTTGAAAGCTTTAAGTTCAGGAGCATACTGTGCCTTCATATCCTGAAGAGTCTTGCCTTTATATGCAGTATGAACAGCAACGCCAATCTGAGAATTCAATGCAGCCTGACCATGTTCCGAATCTTTATCTGCAGCGTACGTGATTGTGTTTGGCGTGAACTTAACCTTATTACCATGTGTCTGGACATCACCCTTGGTATGCATGATATCACCCTGATAGACACCCTTCTTAGGAGTCGTCTTAGGCAGATGTTCCAATGCAGCCTTCAGCTTCTCGACCAGACCAGGAGCGTGTCCATGGTTCCTATCGATGTCTTCAGGTGTATAGTTGATCTTTGGATTCTTGTTGAATGCAGACTTGGTAGCAACAAAGAAACGACCATTTTCAGGGTTTGTACCAAAAATAACTGATGGAGAACCGTCGTACTTCATAGTCACTTTAGTTGCATTCTGCTTACCAGTCAGGCGGTCATGCACATCCTTTAGGTTATGGTATGCATGTGAGAAACCTGCAGATCCACCATGAATGACATGGTCTTCGGCATGTTCAAGATGCTTAAGCTTCTCTTCACTGGCATCTTCTGAGAGGAAATCTTTAAATGTTGTCATCGTACTGTCTTTACCGATCCATCAGGGTTTACAAAATAAGCCTCGAACTTGATGTTCGGGTACTCTTTCTGTAATGAAAGGAATGCATGAAGATTGCTAGGAGCATCATCAAACAACCTAAGTTTTACATAGTTCTTGGTATTTATATATTTCCGGAAGATGATCTTCTTGGCTTCAGCCGATGAGTCGATCTTCAGGTTACCAGCACGTTCGACGTGGATCTGATCGATAGGGAGACCCTGATCTCGGAACGTCTGTAGGAAGATATCCTTGTTGTCGAAGTCTGCACGCGCAGTGCAGATGATTACACGACTGTGTGGATTCTTACGAGAGTTGGCAAAGATCGCCTTGGCCTTTGCAACCATCCGATCAATAGGTTTAGACGACTTACGAAATACCTCAGCGTTCGCAAACTCGCCGTAGTCGTAGGTCTCACCAGCTTTACGCTTATAGGTATTGAACTGCTGATTGTCCAGCATCCGAACAACCTTACCATCTTTTACAACTGCAACCTTGGCATACGTATGGAATAGTGTCTCATCAATATCAAATATCGTGAGGGTACCAACACCTATGAACTCTCTAAACCTTTTCTTTATCATAGTTTACCCTACAACGTTTTCGAAATAATGTACACAGTTTATTTTAGAAACGGGTTCTTTTTTGTTGTTCCAGGTTTTAATGAATATGGGCTTTTTGGCATATTTGTAATTTTAATTTCCGGTTGAATCTCATAGAATGCTGAAGAACTGCTTCTAACACCGATTCTCATTTTAAAATCGCCTTTACAACTTCCATTTGCTCCAAGAACTGGGATATCCCGTGGAAGTTTAAGTGGATTTGATGTGCCGATCATATAAAAGTCGTCGCCTGCTTGCATGTATTCAGCAGGTTCTGTTTTGGCTTCTAGATAATGTGCTGTAACTAATTTACCAAGATCTACTCCTGTTACAGTAAGAATGTATTGAGATCTAGTTTTGAAATAAGCTTTTACAGTTTCATATGGAACAGCTTTAGGATCGCTTAGAGGCCCTTTTGTAGATGGAAGAATCATGTTCTCCCAATCTTTAGCAGCAAACTTAGCAATGTCTTTGAGAAATTGCTTTGTTTTTTGACTTTCTGATAAGTATTTTATAGCAAAGTTTTTTACCGGATCTAAAGGTTTGGCGGCATCCCATTCGCCAGCATTATAAGAAACTCGAGTATTTCCAAGATTGTCAGTATGATTCATTTTAACTTCAATCCAGGTTTCAACCCCGTTATGATTCACTTTAATATCTGGATATTTTACGCTTACTGGAGGTCTTGACGCATTTACACCAAATGACTTGATATAATCAGCTACGTCTTTTTCATATTTGTCTGATGCTGCACTCATTAATAAACTCCTTTTGTCTATTTATCAAATACAAAAAAACCTCCCGAAGGAGGTTTAGTTGATCCACTCTGGCACTGGACGCTTCTTCCAGCTATGCATAGAAGCCTTGCCATACTTATAGTAGTTACGGTAGTTGGCGATAGGATTGTCGCCGATCTTGTATTGCTCATCCATACATGAAGGCATAGGAGTTATATCCCATTCCTTGAGGTTTAAGGGAGGAGATGCGATTTGGATACCCATCTTTGCTATGGTTGCGTGTTGCTTACCATAACGATAAGTATACTCATCGCTGAGAGCAAAGAGATGATCGACCAGCCAGTTATAATTTTCAACCGACGATCTGGCCCAAACAGCGCTTGGATGGTTGATATGAGTAGCACTATAGAGAATGCAATCACGTTCGTCATGTAGTGTATATACCTTTTTCTTACGTCCCGAGGACGTGTCTATGGATTCGGTACCGTCGAGTAGACGATGTGCGGTGGACAGCAGTTGGGCAGTCTCAAGGATCATCTTGACGACATGCTTATCTACCATCCACTCTGCACACTGCCGTGGATCTTCATGAAGATAGAAGATATTAATTTTTTGTCTCCTTGAATATCCAATATTTATAAATAACTATATAATTTAGGATACACCAATTA